GAAATTAAACAATTAATAAATGAAAACATGGACCCAGAAGGGCGTTCATATAAAAATCTATTAAGGATGATGATGGAAGATGGTTTATTTAATTTTATTGGAAATTCTGATGAATCTTTCTTAAATTTTACTAAACCATTTTTAACTTTAACTAGAATAGAAAAAAATAAATTTAAAAAAATTTTATAAAATGAAACAATTTGAAGAAAAAGAAAAGTTTGAATTCGTATTATCTATAAATGATAATATTATATGTCAAAGATTTTTTACAGTTAGAAACCATAACCCTAAAACAACTCGTTCCGTTGACCTGTATGAAAGTGTTAAATACATAAAAACAATCATAAACGAACAATTAATCTCAAAAACTATAGATGTTATTGATGAATTTTTTAAAGAAGATGTGTCAAAATTACAGGAAGAAAATGAAGTTTTTACGATAACGATTAAAAAAGGAAACTATGTAATAATGGAAAGAATATTCTCTGCCAACCTTTATCCACCAAGAGTAAGATACTCCGTAGATATAAGACCACAAATTTCTTATATATTAAGAGAGTTAACTGACGTTTTGTCATTAAGAAATCCTGAGACTTACTACCTAGATAAGCAACTTTAATTAGTAATTTTAATATTTATTTCTAAACAACATTATATGACAAACACCGAGAATTTTGGATACCTAGGATATAACTTCCAACTAAAAATATTAAATCTAATTATAACAGATAAATTATTTGCACAATCTATAATTGATAGTATACAATCAAAATATTTTGATAACCAATACTTTAAATTAATTATGCAAATGATGAAAGAGTATTACGAAAAGTACCAGAGTATTCCATCTTTTGAAGGTATAGAACAATTAACACAATTAGAAATTTCTTCTGAAATGGCTAAAAAATGTGTTATTGATATGTTAAGGGACGTAAAGGAAGCTTCTTTTGAAGACCACTTATTTATAAAGGAAAAAACTATAAAATTTTGTAAACAACAAGAGTTAAAAAAAGCTATTAGAAAAGTAGAAACTATACTAGAAAAAGGTGAATTTGAAAGTTATGATAAGTGTGAGGAATATATAAGAGAAGCTATTAGTATTGGTGAGGGTGACGAAGGAACGGTAGAAGTATTTCAAAATCTAGAAGATGTTTTAAAAGATGATTATAGACACCCAATCCCTACTGGCATAGACGGCATCGACAATTTATTGAATGGTGGACTAGCAAAAGGTGAGTTAGGTGTTATATTAGCACCAACAGGTGTGGGTAAAACTACAATACTAACAAGATTCGCTAATACCGCTTTTAATATGGGATATAATGTCTTACAAATATTTTTTGAAGACAACCCTAAAATTATACAAAGAAAGCACTTTACTTGTTGGACTGGTATAGAACCACAAAAACTTAGTGAAAATAAAGAAAAAGTACTCTCTAAGGCTGATGAGATGAAAAAAAATGGAGGTAAACTAATATTAAAAAAGTTAGCTTCAGACGAGTTTACTATCGCACAAATAAAAAATCAAATTAGAAAAATAACTTCAGAGGGTGTAAATTTAGATATTGTAGTTTTAGATTACATAGATTGTGTAATCCCAGATAGAAGTTTTAATGATGAATGGAAAGGTGAAGGTTCTGTTATGAGAAAATATGAAGCTATGTGTCATGAGTTAAATCTAGTTGGTTGGACAGCAGCACAAGGTAATAGGTCTTCTATTTCTTCAGAAGTGGTTACTACAGACCAAATGGGTGGGTCTATAAAGAAAGCTCAAGTTGGACATGTCATAATTTCAGTGGCAAAAACATTACAACAAAAAGAACTTGGTTTAGCTACTATCGCTATAACTAAGTCTAGATTAGGTCAAGATGGTATTATATTTGAAAACTGTACATTTGACAATGCTACATTGGAAATTAATACCGAATCTACACAAACATTCTTAGGTTTTGAAGAGGACAAAACACAAAGAAATCGAAAAAGAGTTATGGACGCTCTAGAAAGAAGAGAAAAACTACTAAATAAATAAAATAAAAATAAAAAATATGGAAATTTCAAACAAAATTTTATCTGATATTACTGTCTACATGAAGTACGCAAAATATCTACCAGAACTAGAGAGACGAGAAACTTGGGAAGAGTTAGTTACTAGGAATAAAAATATGCACATTAAAAAATATCCACATCTAAAAGATGAAATAGAGGATAAGTATAAATTTGTGTACAATAAAAAAGTATTACCATCAATGAGGTCAATGCAATTTGGTGGAAAACCAATTGAGATATCTCCTAATAGAATATACAATTGTGCTTATATGCCTATTGACCATATCGATAGTTTTAGTGAGTGTATGTTCTTATTATTAGGTGGAACAGGTGTAGGATACTCTGTACAAAAACATCACGTTGCTAAATTACCAGTTATACAAAAGCCATATCCAAAAAGAAAACGAAGATTTTTAATTGGAGATTCTATTGAAGGTTGGGCAGATTCTATTAAAGTTCTTATGAAATCATATATGAATGGTGGGGGTTCAAGAATAGAATTTGATTATTCTGATATTAGAGCAAAAGGTGCAAGATTAATAACATCAGGAGGTAAAGCCCCAGGACCACAACCATTAAAAGAATGTTTAGTAAAAATTGAAGGTATATTATCTGGTAAAGAAAACGGAGACCAACTTACAACTATAGAAGTCCATGATATTGTATGTTATATAGCAGATGCTGTATTAGCGGGTGGTATTAGACGTGCAGCTTTAATTAGTTTATTTTCAGCTGATGATGACCTTATGATTGGTTGTAAAGCTGGTAATTGGTGGGAACTAAACCCCCAAAGAGGTAGAGCTAACAACTCCGCTGTATTAATGAGACATAAAATTACTAAAGAATTTTTTATGGACTTATGGAAAAGAGTTGAGTTATCTAATTCTGGTGAACCAGGAATCTATCTAAATAATGATAAAGATTGGGGAACTAATCCATGTTGTGAAATCGCGTTAAGACCGTACCAATTCTGTAACTTGTGTGAGGTAAATGTTTCAAATATAGAATCTCAAGAAGATTTAAACGAAAGAGTTAAAGTAGCTGCATTTATCGGAACACTTCAAGCTGGGTATACAGCATTCCACTATCTAAGAGATGTTTGGAGAGAAACCACTGAAAAAGATGCTCTTATAGGTGTGTCGATGACAGGTATTGGTTCTGGTAAGGTACTTAATTATGACACTAAAAAAGCTGCAAGTTTAGTAAAAAGAGAAAATACTAGAGTTTCTAAATTATTAGGTATAAATCCAGCAGCTAGAACAACAACTGTTAAACCCGCAGGAACAACCTCTTTAACTTTAGGTACATCATCAGGTATCCATGCTTGGCATAATGATTATTATATTAGAAGAGTTAGAGTTGGCAAGAATGAAGCTATTTACACTTACTTAAAATTAAACCACCCAGAACTGGTTGAAGATGAATATTTTAGACCACATGATACCGCAGTAATATCTGTCCCACAAAAAGCCCCAGAAGGTGCAATTATGAGAACAGAATCTCCTTTTGATTTGTTAGAGAGAGTTAAAAAAATTGCTACAGAGTGGGTTAGAAGTGGACACAGAAAAGGTTCAAACTCACACAATGTATCAGCAACTATTTCATTAAGAGAAAACGAATGGGATTCAGCTGGTGAATGGATGTGGGAAAATAGAAAATATTATAATGGTCTTTCTGTTTTACCATATAATGGAGGAACATATACTCAAGCACCATTTGAAGATATTACTAAAGAAAAATATAATGAAATGATGAAATCATTAACTAATGTAGATTTAACTAAAGTTGTTGAGTTAGATGATAATACAGATTTATCTGGTGAACTAGCTTGTTCAGGTGGCCAATGTGAAATTGACGTTGATTTAAAATCTTTAGAAAAAAACGAAAAAGAAACAGAACTAAGTGAAACACAAATTTAGTAAAGAAATATTATACCACTTTAATTGTGGTAAGTGTAATAAATGGTGGTCAATTGCTGACTACCATTTGTTTTCTAATGACATATTAAAAAATAAAATAACTTGTCCTAGTTGTGGGCATAAAGAAGAAGTAAAAGAAGTGAAAAATGAAAAGGAATGACGATTGGATTAGTGAGTTACACTATAAGGAATTTTTAAAACCTAAATTACAACCTAAAGATTTTTATTGGGAAGGAGGTGTTATGGTAATGACAGAAGAGTATCATAAAAGAAGAGGAAGTTGTTGTGGTAGTGGTTGTAGACACTGTCCTTTTTGGCCACCACACCTTAAGTTAAATAAAGAACTTAGATGTGATATTTATAATAATAATGGACAAACTAATTAAAAAAATATTAAGAGAGGAGTCATACTGGCAACCCCAGGATGATAGAAAATGGGAATTATTAGATAAAGACGTTAAATATATAGTTGAAAGACTTATTGAACGTCATAAGTCCAACTGGGGTAATGACGAGTACGCTGTTATATCAGCAATAGAAGAAATCCTAGAAGGAATGTTTCAAAGAGTTAATAGATAATTTAAACTATAGTATTTATTTAATATGACAATAGCTAGAGAAAGATATGGTATAGCTTTTCCCTTCCAAGATAGTGATAGTGGTTTTTTTTTAAAAACAACAACTACAGTAGCGGAAGAAACTAAAGCTGATTTGATACACCTTATATTAACAAGAAAGGGGTCTAGGTACTTTTTACCAGATTTTGGTACAAGATTATACGAGTACATTTTTGAACCACTAGACACCACAACATTTCAAGCTATAGACTCAGAACTTAGAGACGTAATTCAAAAATACATACCAAATATAATTGTTAATGAAATAAAATTACAAAATTTGGAAGACGTTAGAGAAGAAGAAAGAAAAAATAATTCATCCAACCACCCATCATTAGTTTCTAATGATAGTACCTTGGACACCGACTTAGATGATAGAATATATAGAATAGCTGGTGATGGTACTGAAGAATATACTACTAAAATTTTTATAGATTATAGTATAAAAGATGATGTGTTTGGTACAAGAGATTTTATAATTATAAATTTATAACATGGCAGAGAAAAAAATAGCTTACACAGAAAGAGATTTTCTAGGTTTAAGAAATGAACTACTTAGACTAACAAATATATATTATCCAGATTTAATAAAAAATTCTAATGACGCTTCTATATTTTCAGTATTTTTAGATTTAAATGCTGCTGTAGCTGACAATTTACATTTTAGTATTGATAGGTCGTTACAAGAAACTGTTTTAGATTATGCACAGGAAAGAAGTTCTATTTTTAATATAGCTAGAACTTATGGGCTTAAAATACCAGGAAATAGACCATCTATAACATTATGTGATTTTTCTATTGTGGTCCCAGCAAGAGGGGATAAAGAAGATAGTAGATATTTAGGTTTTTTAAGAAGAGGAGCTCAAGTAAGAGGTGGTGGTCAAGTATTTGAATTGGTAAATGATTGTGACTTTTCATCACAATACAATGTAGAAGGGGCTGTAAATAGAACCAAAGTACCAAACTATAATAGTAATGGTATAATTCAAAACTACACAATTACTAAAAGAGAGGTGGTTGTAAATGGTGTAACTAAAGTGTTTAAAAAAGAAATTACCGATATAGATAGTAAACCATTTTTAAAATTATTTTTACCAGAAAGAAATGTACTTGGTGTGACTTCTGTAATACAAAAAGAAGGTTTAGGTTATACAAATTTACCTTCAGCTTTAGAATTTATAACAGCTAGAGAAAATAAATGGTATGAAATGCAAGCATTGGCAGAATCTGAAGTTTTTGAAATAGATGAATCGACTCCAGCTGATGACCCTGGTTTAAAAATTGGTAAATATATAAGAACTGATAATAAATTCATAACGGAATTTACTCCCGAAGGTTTCTTTTTTTTAACTTTTGGTAGCGGAAATAACAATTCACAAAAATTATTAGATGAGTTTTCAAAATATGGGATTAATATAAATTTAAATAAATTTATAAATAATATTTCTTTAGGTACAATACCAAAACCAAATAGTACACTATTCATACAGTATAGGGTTGGTGGTGGAAAAGCCTCTAATTTAGGAGCTGGAGCGATAAATTCGTTAGGTCTTATAGATTTTGTAGTTTCAGGACCAGTATCCCTAATTAACAATAACGTATCTAATAGTCTACAAGTTACAAACGTAACATCAGCTTTAGGTGGTGACGACCAAATGTCTACCGAAGAAGTTAGAAATTATGTTACCTTTAACTTTGCAGCACAAAATAGAGCGGTCACTATAAATGATTATATAGCTAGAGTAAGAACAATGCCGGCTCACTTTGGTGCGGCAGCAAAAGTTGGTGTTACAGAAATAGAGAATAAAGTAAAACTTAGTCTATTATCCTACTCACCTAATGGAGCTTTAACATCTAATGTTAGTTCTACTTTAAAAAATAACGTATCTGAGTATTTGTCTAACTATAGGATGTTAAATGATTATATAGAAGTATCTTCTGGTAAAGTAATCGATTTAAGTTTAGATATAGATGTAGTAATAACCACCGATGTAAATCAAGGACAAGTTGTTTCTAATGTTATAGAATCTGTAAAAAACTTTTTTGATATAGATTCTCATGAATTAGGGGAAACTATTAGTCTTAGTAATCTTTACGCTAGAGTGTCGGAACAACCAGGTGTGTTAAATGTTATAGATATCAGAGTATACAACGAAGTAGGTGGGACGTACTCCAATTCAATCACGTCACAACCACTAGTTTCAGGTTCCACAATTAGTTCTACATACCAAATAGGGGTGGTAGACCAAACACTATTCTTCCAACCAGATGAAATGCCACAGGTAAGATATCCAGATATTGATATTCGTGTACGTGTTAAACAAATCAACAGGCCAAACTTTTCATAATTATTTACATAATTTAATCCTAAACCTATTCTTAGTTTTGCAATAACAACTATTTATGATATAAACCCACGCAATGCTAAAAAGTTTAAGAGTTAGAACCGAAATCGGTGTAGATAAAGAAATCACTTTAGATTTAAATCAAGATTTTGATTTATTAGAAATATTAAGTCTAAGGTTACATCAAACAGATGTTTACCCAAAGGACTGCTCTAATTTTGGTGTTGTATGTGGTAGAGTTCTAGTTAACGGTGGTTTCGGACTACCAAACGCTAAAGTATCTGTATTCGTACCTTTAGATAGTGAGGATGAAGAAAATCCAGTAATAAGTGCCTTATATCCTTATAAAACACAAAACTATAGAAATGAAGAAGGTTATAGGTATAATTTATTATCCAGTGTACCAAACTATAACGGACACCAATCTACAGGTAGTTTTCCATCCCTAGATAACGCATTACTTAACCAAGAAGTTTCTTATGTGTATGACAAATATTACAAATACACAGCCAAAACAAATGATAGTGGTGACTTTATGATTTATGGTGTACCTTTAGGTGAACACACTTTAGTTATGAATGTCGACCTATCTGACATAGGATGTTTTTCAATGGTACCTGAAGATTTTAAATTACAAGGAGAACCAGAAGCTTCTTTTAATGGAGCAGAATTTAAAACAGACCCAAATCTAGACGCTTTACCACAAATAGTTATGTTATCAAAATCTATAGATGTAAAACCTTTGTGGGGTGATGCAGATTCTGGATGTGGAGCTACAATAACTAGAGCCGATTTTGATTTAAGAGAATCTGGAAGTGTAGAAATAAAACCTACAGCTGTTTTTATGGGTTCACTAGTTACTGATACAGAAAGGTCTTCAGTTAATAAAAACTGTAAACCTAAAAGAGATATGGGTGAACTTTGTAATTTAGCTCCCGCACAAGGAAGTTTAGAATCTATAAGGTGGACACCATTTTTTAAAGAAGATGTTAGACCTACTGGTTATACAAATAATCCAGGACAAACAGAATTGGTGCCTGTTTTAGAAAGATTTGACATTAATGGTGGGTATACAATTGATGAAAATGGAGCCTTTCTAGTTAACGTACCAATGAATTTAGATTATGTGATAACAAACGAATTTGGTGAACAAGAAATATCTAAAAAACCAGGAATAGGAATACCAACAAAAGGGAAATATAGATTTAGGATTAAACCATTAGAAACAACTGGTACAGCAAGACAAAGAAAAAGAGGAGCTTTTTTAGTTCCACAAATTAAAGAACACTCAAAAGAAGGTGTCGATTTTACTAGCACATTCCCATATAATATTTTAGGTGTAAACCCACCACAAACTACAATTGTAGACCAAAGAAGTTATGCTTTTTCTGTAAATTATTATGATTACGCGGAAGCATCTGTTGATAGTGGTGATATCCTATCATGTAATGATGTTTTTTATGAATTTGAATATTCTAAAGTATATACCCTAACATCATTTCATAACCATTGGAAACATAGAGCTAAAGATGCTTTTATAGGGGTAAAAGAAATAGCACCAAGACAAGAAGATAGTTGTGCTGGACAAGCAGCACCATTCCCAATGAACTCAGCTAACAAAAATGTTAATTTTGCAATTGTAATCAATCAATTTATAACAAGATTTTTACAAGGAATATACACCATGCTATATTTTATTATGGTTTTAGTGTGTACCATAGTTGCTATAATTATGATTATAATAGATTTAATTTACCGTGTGGTTATGGGTATTATATGTGTTCTTTGTAATGTAATTTATTTTTGGAGTAAAAGGAAAAGAAAGAGACATTGTACTTGTAACACATGTCCTTGTGAACAAGCAGCCAACGGTTTAAGTGTTTCTTGTAGTGATATTTTTGGTTGTTTATTTTTAAGATTAACAAAATATCCAGAGTGTGATAAATGTGGTTGTTACACTACCGCTGTAAATGGTAGTGCAAACCAAGATTGTTGTGGTGGTTTAGTGGGTTGCGACGATGAAGGGGATGACGATAATGACTACTTAGAGTGTAATACACCAACAAATGACGATAAAGCTTTAGACCAAGGTTGTTATAGTATTGATTGGGATAATATTTTAAGTGCTATAGGAAGTATTTTTAATTCAGAACCTACAAAGGTAGCTATGATTATAGATTGGAGAAAAAGAGAAAATTTATTTAGGTCTATGTGTGACGGACTAATGAATTATTTTTGGTCAAATAACTATGTTGGTGGGGTATTATACGCATTCCAATTTAGAGCTAAAATTAGACCTAGTCAAATAGAAGGTAAATATAGGTCACAACATTGTGACGAAATAGTATATTTCCATACAAGGGACCAACAATATTATTATAGATGTACACCTTATAGTTATGATTTTGCCACAGGAACTGGTGTGTTTCGTGGTAGTCCTTTCTTTGACGCTAGTATACCACCATTAGTTGGGTTTTTAATAGGTGGACCAATAGGGTATATGGCTACTTTAGGTCAGGAAAAGGCTGCTGGAGCAAATAATAGAAATCTACATTGGCCAACTACAATAATGGATTTAGGTCCA